TAGAAAACTTAAAGAGGTTATTGATGGCAAGTGTACACGCCTTATTATTAATATAGCACCACGATACGGAAAGACAGAGTTAGCCGTAAAGGCTTTTATTGCTTATGGTTTTGCTATTAATCCACGCTCTAAATTTCTACACGTTTCATACTCTCAAGAATTAGCAGTTAACAATTCAGAAGATGTAAGAGATAGTTTTATATTAAACCCAGAATACGATAAGTTTTTTAACGTTGGTTTAAATCCATCTAGTACAGCTAAAAAGAAGTGGGAGACTAAAGATGGTGGTGTATTGTATGCGACAGCAACAGGTGGCCAGGTAACAGGGTTTGGTGCAGGTGATGTAGATAATGAAGATGATTTTTTTGATGGTTACGAAAACACCACAAAGTTTAGTGGTGCTATCGTTATTGATGACCCTATTAAACCAGAAGACGCAGACCACCCATTAATAAGGAACAAGGTTAACCAAAGGTTTGAAAGCACTTTAAAAAACCGTGTGAACAGTGTAAACACTCCTATTATTGTAATTATGCAAAGGTTACACGAAGATGATTTGTGCGGTCACCTGCTTAATGAGTATGACGATGAATGGGATGTTTTAAAGCTACCTTGTATTGATGAGGATGGAAAACCATTATGGGAGTTTAAACACGACTTAGAATGGCTTAAAAAGGAGCAGGAAAAGAACCCTATTAACTTTAGTCGTCAGTATATGCAGAACCCTAAAAGTAGAGAGGGTTTATTGTATGGTGATTTTAAGACTTACAACGAAATACCAAGCGGTAAAAGATGTAACTATACTGATACGGCGGATACTGGGAGTGATTTTCTTTGTAGTATTTCATACGTTGTAAACGGTGGTTATGCTTATGTGTTAGATGTTGTGTATGATGATAACAAAAACGAATTAACAGAACCTATTGTAGTTGATAGTTTAAAAAAGAATGATGTAGGTACTTGCTACATTGAATCGAACAACGGAGGTAGAGCGTTTAGCAGGAATGTTGATCGGTTAAGTAAAGAGATAGGTAATGGTAAAACAACCTTCAAACCTTTTCACCAATCAAAGAACAAAATAAGTAGAATACTTAGTAACTCATCTAACGTAATGAATCATATAATTATGCCTTATGATTGGTCTACTAGATACCCTAAATTCTATAAAGATGTATCAGGTTTTCTTTCGCAGGGTAAGAATCCGCATGATGATGCGGCTGATACTTTAACGGGTGTATATGAAAAGTCATTGAAAAGTGAATTTTATGCGGGATAATTTGTACTTTTACAATATAATGTTTTGATTAAATGAATTTTATTAAAAAACAATTATTAAACATCGCAGTTAAAAGCGGTGTGATTTCTTTAGACTCTAATAAACCGTTTTACTCTTCGGAGTGGGTCGGTAATAAATACGGCTTTGGTAAATATAAAAACGATAACCAGCTAATAGATGAATCATACGCTATTAATAACGCTGCTTATTCTGTTGTAAACTTATCTAATCAAGCGAGTACATCAATTAAATTTGTTCTATGTGAGCAAACTAAAGACGGTGATGAGTTAGTGGAGTCAGGAGGCTTATTTAATCTATTACAAAACCCAAATGAAAACCAAGTATTTAAAGAGTTCCAAGAAGAAGCGTTAACATACTTACTTTTAACAGGTGATTTGTTTTTACACGGTCTTTCTCCTGTTGGTTTTAAAGATGCTATACAAGAGCTTAATATATTACCTTCTAACTGTACAGAGTTAAACTATAACTATAAGAATGAGTTAATATCTTATGATTATACTTTAAACGGTACTACTACTACAATACCTTTAAATGAGGTTTACCACGGTAAATATATTAACCCAACTAAAGAAGGTTTAGAATGTGGTAGAGGTCTTTCACCCTTACAAGCTGGTTACAGAACTATCACAGCATCTAATGAGAATCTAACCGCAATGGCTTCGGTTTGGAATAACAAAGGTGTAAGCGGTCTTTTAACATCTAATACAGATGAAACATTAGACCCAGAAGAAGCGAAAGCAATACAAACAGCGGTTAACAGTAAGTTAGGAGGTTCACACAAAGCAAACGGAGTAGCAGTAACAACAGCTAACGTTAAGTTTGTGCAGATTGGAATGCCTAGCTCAGATATGCAGTTACTAGAATCAAACCCACAACTACTTAGAGGTATTTGTATGTTGTACGGTATTGATCCTGCTTTATTAGGAGATCCAGAAAGTAGAAAGTATTCTAACTTAGAAGCTGCTGAAAAGAGTTTGTTTGTACGTTCTGCAATACCTAACAATGAAAGATTAATTTCTTACTTGAATCGTTTTGTAGTTCCTGCGTGGTCTTTATTAGATGGTAAAGATTATGTAATTAAGCAGAATTTAGAAGATGTAGAGGCACTACAACCAGATAAGAAGATACAAGCAGAAAAGAATAAGATAGTATCAGAGAGTTTAACAGCTCTATTATCTTCTAATCTATCACCTGAAACAAAAGAGATACTATTAATAGATATTCATAACATTGAACCAGATAAAGCAAACACTTTAGCAAATGGGAAAATTGAGCAGGGATTTAATCAAGAAATTGAAGAAGATACAACAGAAGAAAGCGAACAGTAATAAAATTATATTAAAGGATGATTTGCAAGGAACTAAATAAAGAATTTGATACTAAAGAATTAATGTTTGCTGAATTAAAAGCCAACAAAGATTTTATTATCAAAGAAAAGAAAGCTAATATCTACAAATCTTGTGATAAAGGTGTTGGTATTGTAGCAAAGTCTTTAAGGTTAGAAGCTAATAAAGATGTATTCAAAGAAGACAATTCTTATTATATAGCTGTTAATACTACTAATGTTTTAGATAGTCACGGTGATCTGCATATCAAAGGGATTTGGAATAAGACAGTAAAAGAACAACAACAAAAAAACTACCTTCTATTAGATCATAAGATGGAGATGGGTAGTGTTGCGGTTAAGAAAGAAAACGTAGAAATGTTTTTAGCTGATATTCCTTTTAAATCTGTTGGTAAATCATTTGAAGGAACTACACAGGCTCTTATCTATAAGGTATCAAAAGACAATGTAATTAACCCTATTGCTAAAGAGTGGTTAGAGTCTGGTGATGATATAGAGGCGTCTGTAAGGATGCAATATGTAAACGTTGAGTTAGCGATGAACTCAGATGATAAGAGGGATAAGGCAGAGCTTAAAACGTTTAACGATAACATAGGAAACATTGCTAACAAAGGAGACTTTGAAGATCTTACCCACTTTTGGGTAGTTAAAGAAGCAAAGAATTTAGGTGAAAGCTCATTAGTGTTGATGGGTAGTAATAGTAGTACAGGAGTAATTGAAGCCGTTATAGACACTTCAAAACAAATAGATGAGCCGTTGAAAGACACTCAAGAGGAAGAAGTAAATAAATTAATTAACAGAAGATTTTAAAAAGTAGATTATGTTTGTAAAGAAAAGTGTCGAAGAAATCGCAGCAATGACTGACGAAGTATTCAAATTGTACCAAGTAGAAAAAGAAGCTGATGAGGCTATTAAATCTGCTAAAATAGCATCTGATTTAGAAGCTGTTGTTCTTGCTAATAAAGGATTAGAAGAGTCTTTAAAAGCACAAGGTTTAGAAATGGCTAAGATGAAAAATGAAACATCTGTAAAAGGTGAATCTAAATCATTAATCACTAAATCTATTGAAGAAAAAGGCGAAGAGGTAAAAGCATTTTCAAGAGGTGCTTCTGCTAATGTTGAGTTAATCTCAAACAAAGCGATTACTGATTATTCTAACCTTACTCAAACAGGACAACTTGACCAAGTAGATAATACTTTATCTAAAATTGCTCATAAAGCACCTGTTTTATTGCCATTGTTTAAGAGAAAAGCAATGATTACAGAAACGTATTCATACAGAGATCAAACAAGTGCTGTAAGAGATGCTAAAGGTGTTGCTAAATGTGCTACTGGTTTTACTTCTTTGACTAAGGAAGAGATTGGAATGGTACGTATTAACGACGTATTGTATAAAGATACGATGGACATTTGTTTAGATTATGCATCTGATTTTTCTTTCGTAGAATCTGAATCAAGAGAATTGATTAACGAATCAATGGTATTCAAATTAGATACTGATTTGTTGTTAGGTACTAACACCAGTACATCAATGAACTCAATTAATGCTGTATCTAGTGAGTTTGATCCTGCAAATGCTGCTTGTGTTCTTACTACTTCAATTAAGTTGGCTAACTATTCTGATTTGATTTTAGGGATGGCAACGCAAATCTTTGAATTAGGTAAACAGAATTTCTGGAAAGCTAATGTAGCAGTAGTAAACAACTGTGATTACTTCAAGTTTGTACAATCTGCAAAAGATACACAAGGTAGATATTTAGACCCACGTGTCTCAACTGTTGGAGGTGCTACTTACATCGGTGATATTATGATTGTACCTAGTACAGACGTAGTACAGAATACTGTTTATGTAATGGATTCATCTAAAGGGACTATCCTTGACAGACGTTCTGTATCATTAGCTTTATCTACTGAGCATAAAGAAAACTTTGTTGATGGGTTTGGTACTTTATTGGCAACAGCTAGAGTTCAATTCTTAGTTAAAAACAACGATGCAAATGCTTTTATGAAGTGTTCAGACGTTGCAACTGCAATTACAGCTATAACGGCTGCATAAATTTAATAGAGGGGGTTTAATTACTCCCTCTTATTTATATGAATATTATTTTCATTAAGGAATACCTTACTTACAAGGTAGGAAAGGTATTAGTAAACATTGATAAAGCAAACGGAGAAAGGCTAATAGCTATTGGTGTTGCTAAGAAAGCACCACAAAAGAAACCCAAGAAGTA